TGACAAAAAGCCATCAAACACAATGGCAATCCCTTTGTTGGTTGGCAAATATCCAATGCTGAAGTCTTTACTGATGTGAATGGTAACATCAAGGTTAGAAAGAACGAAGCAGACAAATCAGCCAAAGTCGATGGTGTAATTGCTATGATTATTGCTATGCATTGTGCTTTAGATAATCCAAATGCAAGTAGTTCTTTCGGTTTCAGAAGTTTTTAGTTAGAATAAATAAACTTTTGGAGAAAAAACATGGGAATATTGGATATTTTTAAGCGTAAAAACATACAACAAAACGAATCCAATACCCTATTTGGGCAGACCCAACTTGGTAATAATGTTATTTATCAAGGGCAAGCAGGTAGGCAAACTGTTAGTCAGCAGTTACTTTATGTAACAACTGCAAGCACTACATCAGCAGGCAGACCTGTTGATATGTCTATGCTATCGAGAAATTCGACAGTTATGGCTTGTGTGGGTGTAAAGGCTAGGGCATTAGCACAACTGCCAATTCGTGTTATGTATAAAGGAGATGATGGCGAGTTTGTCGATGCCATAGAATCTAATAAGGTAGGCAATCGAGATAAAGCCAAGGCTAAACAAATATTAAGTTTACTTCAGCAACCTAACAATTTTCAGGATCAATATGAATTTTGGTATCAATGGTCGATGTGGCAAGACCTTGCAGGGGAATGTTTTACACTTTGGTGGAGAAAAGATCAGCAAGATTCTATTCAAACTCCCCTTGAAATGTATAACCTTGATGCAACACTTATTACTGTTCAACTTACTCCTACTCGCTATCCTTCCTATAGGCTTTCTACTCCTACTTATGGATTTAACAAGGATGAACCCCTTGCATCCCACCAAGTCATGCATATTTCGGAAGCGGCTTGGCAGGGTGTAGCAGGCTTTAACAAGGGAATACTGGCTACAGAATTGGTTGCATTGGATCAAGATATTGACCTATATGCTAACTTTATTATGCAAAATGGTGCTAAACCTACAGGTATGTTTGTTACTGAACAAGTTATTCCTGATGCAAAATATAAGGAAATTGCAGGTCGTTTGAAGGAAGCATGGGCTAATATGACAGGCTCTAGAAATAGTGATCTAAGTAAACCGGGTCAAGGAATGTTGCTTGATCAAGGCATGAAATATCAACCTTTAGAGATGCTAACGCTACAAGATGCTGATTGTGCTACCTTAAAAGTACAAACAATGAAGCGTATTTGTGGCTTGTTTGGAGTTCCACCTGCCATGATTGGGGTTGTAGAAGGCAAATATAACAATACTCAAACTATGCTTGATGAATTCTATAAAACGACCATGTATCCTATGGTTATCAATATTGAACAGAAATTAAAGAGCCAACTTCTTAAAGGCTACCCAAGTTTGTGCATCCGATTTGATACAAAAGACTTCTTAAAAGGGGCGGCACTAGACCAGATGAACTTTGCAACTGCAGGTGTTTCTAATGGAATCATGACAATTAATGAAGCAAGAGAATACCTAAATATGGCAAAAATTGACGATAATGATGTTTTAGTAGCACAATCTACTAAAGCAGAACCTTTGCCTAGCAGTTCTCCACAGGATACAGGTGGGGGTGGTGGCAATCAAAAACGAAAAATGAATATTGGTAAATGATGAATATATTGCACAAAATATTAGATAAATTATCTTCACAAATAAAAGGCAGTAATGTTAAACTACCTAAAAGTGTAGAAGAATTCCCCAAAATACAAGATAATAATCAGGCTATTAACAATGGGGCTATTAATGAAAAATCTACTTCTAATTTGCGAAGCACAAGTCCAACTAGGTCAGTCGGCAGACGAAGCCCAAAATCCCACAGGAAAGATTGAAGCAAGAGCAACTACTTGGGGTGCTAGAGAAGGTGCTGATGGTCGCAAGTTCAATTACAAACCTGAAGGTTTTTATGATTGGGCAGATGAGTTTGCTAAAGAAGGCAAACCATTGCCAATGTTTTTAAATCACAATGACATGGGAATGCCTATTGGTCAATGGGATGAAATTAAGTTTGATGAAGAAGGCATGACTGCTAATGGCAGACTGTATATGAATACAGTTGGTGGTAGCGATGTTTATTCTATTCTTAAAGAATCACCAAAAATGTTTGGTGGGGTTTCTGTTGGTGCGTATGCTGATGAAGCACACATGGTTGATGAAAATGGTGAGCCTTGTGATGATGATGAAGAAGGTTACTTCCAGATTACTAAAGGTGGACTGCGTGAGATTAGCGTAGTTATGTATCCTAACAATCCTGAAGCCAACATTAATAAATTAGAGTGTTTTGATGCCGAAGGGCATATAAACCCAAGAAGTTTGGAAAAACTTTTGCGTGAAGCAGGAGTTAGCCGAAAAGATGCGACCACCGCATCTAGTATCTTCAAAAAGGTTTTAGAAGTGCGTGATGCACCCAAATCTATTGAAGTTGCCCCAACACAGAGTGAGCCTGTTGCGGTGGTAGAAGAAGCCGATTCAATTCTGAAAGCCTTAGAGGAAAGAGAATTGTTGAAAGCATTATCTAAACGCATTAAATAAAGGACTTATCATGAAAGAAGTTATCGAAAAATTAGACACAATCGAAGCAACTCAAGTTGCCAAGATTGAAGAAGTAAAAGCAGAAGTTGCTCAAACTGTTGAGTCTGCTAAAGCAGAATTCGCAGAAAAAGTTGCCGCCTTAGAAGCCAAAATTTCTGAAGTGCAAGCACCTGCAATCGTTACTACTTACAAATCTTTAACTCAAGAACTTAATCGTTCTGTTAAAGAGCAACTGCGTGATTTTGTTAAAAACGCAAATCATGTAGAAAAAGAAGTTAAAGTATTTGAGTCTGTTGACCAATACGATGCATACATGAAGGAAGCATCTGACCTTGGAAATCCTGCAGGTTATGGATCAGGCTACAATGTGGGTGGTCGTACTGGTTACGATCCTGTGTTTGTTTCTTTGCGTCAAACCAATCCTTTGCGTGGTGTAAGCCGTTCTGTTGCTACTGAAGGTTCTGCCTATCAGTTCCGAGCAAAAGTTGGTAACGCAGGTGCAAGATGGGGTTATTTAGTTCAAAACAATGGTAATTTGACTACTCAAAATACCAATATTTGGCAATTAGTTCTTAAAGATTTAAACTGCCAATTCCCTGTTCGTACTGCAACCCTTGATGACATCGATGGTTTGGAAGGCAACATTGTTTCTGACATGATGGCAGAATTTGGTCAAGCAGAAGCACAATCCATGATCCTAAACAATGACCAAGGCTCTGATACTGGTTATGGTGGTTCTAATGGTCTGCGTGGTCTAAACCAATATGGTTTTTATGGTGCTTTCTCAGGTGGCAAAACCAATCCTGCATCTTATGGATCAAGTGGTGTAGCAACAACTGATGGTTTATCAACCATTACAACTTATGACCAGATTACAACCAATGGCACAAGCACAACTACTAATAACATCACCTACAAAGATGTTGTGAACTTTATTTATAGTTTGCCTAACCAATACTGGACTGAGTCTGCTAAGTTCATGATTAATCCTATTCAATTGCAAGCAATTCGTGGATTAACTGACGATCAGAAACGACCAATTTATGTTGATGGTTTGGCTCGTAATGATGGCATTGTAGGTCAATTACTTGGCTTTGATGTTGTTGTTAATAAGTATTGCGATACACCTAACGATCCCGGTACATCTCCAAAAGCAGATTTGTATCCAATGTTCTTTGGTGATTGGCAAAAGGGTCATGCAATCGTAGATCGTCTAAACATGATTTTGCGTAGATACGATCAAACACAACCCGGCTTCATCACTTTCTATGGTGAGAAGCGTTTGTGTTCAAGCGTTGTAGATCCATTTGCATTGGTAGCATATCGTTCTACACATACTGCTGACTAAAGGTCGGGGGAGAAATCCCCCACCTTTTATTTAACTTATTTGGATTGAAATATGAACACTAATCTTATTTATGAAGCCATTAAAAAAGCCTTAAAAGAAGGCGAAGCAAAAGTAACATTAAATGAAGCATCTGCACTTACTGGTTCAGGCGATGGGATTGGTGGTCGCACTATATATGATGATTCATTTGCATCTTTGCGTTATGCAAACCCTATTCGTAGATATGCAAGAGAAGTTAAAACTATTGGTTCATCTGAAGCCTTTGTAGCAAAAACAGGTAATGCAACCAATCCTGATAATCCTTGGGGTTATGAATTTACTCCCAATGTGGGAACACCTGCATTAAATACTTGCTATTGGCAGATTCCTACCAAAGTAATTACTGCACAGATTCCTGTAAGAACTGCAGTTTTAGATGATGTAAATAATCTTGAGCCATCTATTGTTCGTGATTTAATGCTTGAGTTTTCTCAGCAAGAAGCACTTTCAATGATGCTTAATGATGACCAAGCAGGTTCTACAACAACTACTACAGGTGGAACTTTTGGATTGCGTGGATTAAATTACTATCCAAGTGGGGGAACTGCATCTTTTGGAAGCAATGGTTCTGCATTAACTGATGGTTTACACACCATAAAAACAGTTAATCAAGCAGGTGCTACTTTAGTCTATAACGACATTACTGCTTTAGCATCTGCTTTGCCTTCACAGTATTGGAATTTTGATAGCACTTGTTGGATGATGCATCCAAGCACAATTGAATCATTGCGTGAACTAACAGGTGAAAGTGGTATGCCTGTATTTCTTGAAGTTGGAAATTCTAATGGTTCAGCAGTAGGTAATATTTTTGGACATGAAGTTATCCCTAATCCTTACATGGATGAAGTAGGAGTTGAAAAGTTTCCTGTTTATTTAGCAGATTGGTCTAGGTTTGTAACGATTGCTGATCGTGAAGAATTTAATATTAAGCGATTTGAACAAACTCAACCCGGCTTTGTAACCCTATTTGCTGAGAAGCGTGTAGTAAGTACAGTTTGGGATTGCTTTGCAGGTGTTCGTCTGTATTACGATTAAAAAGGTAAACCATGCCTTCTAACTTAAATGCAGGCAATTATTTTGGCTCGACTCGGAATCCTTGGAGTTATCAAAAAGTAGAGCAAGTAGATAGAGATACATCTACTTCTTGGCTAACTCTTGAGGAAATTACTCAACAGTTAAACCTGTTTGATGACGAAAGCCAAGATGGATACCTTACAGGACTTGAATTAGCAACTCGTATGGCGATTGAGGACTACTTAGGTATGTCCATATTGCCTGTTCAATATAAATCGTACTATGGGGCTACAAACGATTCTATGGGCATGGAAACTGCCCTAGATTTGCCTGAAGTATCGCAAGATACAAATGCAACTATAGGAGTAACAATTGACGAAGTAGGTTTCTGGAATAATGAAACTCCACCTGTATTTGTTGCTTTAGATCCAACAAAATATTTTTATGACAATACAGGCAATAAAGTCATTATTAATGCTTTACCCAATAATATTAATACTTTAATGACAAATCCTGTCATTGTTGTTTATTCTTTGGAGTCTAATCCTATTGGTGCTTATCCTGTTATTAAACAGGCAGGTTTACTTCTCTTAACGCATCTTTACAACAATCGTAGCAACACAACTGCAGGAATTATGCATGACATTCCTTTTGGGGTTGCACAACTTCTTAGACCTTATAAACCATTGGTGCTATAAATGGCTATTGCTCGTTATGAGAATGTTACGATTAACAATGTAACAAATGGTGTCGATCAGTTAGGTCAATATACGACTACTATTACTCCTTGGTTTATAAGTCGTGCCATTGTTCGGGATGTTAGAAACAATCTTAGGATTGCTGACAGGTATCGAGCCTATCAAGAGTTAGTAAACTTAACATTTAATTACACCCCTAACATTAAGTCTATTGTCGATAACCAAGACGAATATAGCCTTACTTGGAGAGGTCAGGATTGGCGAATTACTGATGCTATTGAATCGGATGATCGCATGAGTGTTACTTTCTTGTGTTATTACAACCAACCAAATACACCTGTATGACCACCCAATTAAATCCTGTCCACTATGCCAAGGCTATTCAGTATCAGTTAACTGATATTGTTAGCCCTGTGCCTGTTTATGCCAATTTCAACAGGAATTACGCTAAAGAGCCACAGTTCCTTGCATGGCATTTAAGGGATGTCCATCAGCCTGTATTTACAGGTCAAACCCAAGGCAATAAAGGCATAGATTCCCCTATATTTCAGGTATCTGTATTTGGACAGTCTATGACAGACACTTTTAATTTGTCCAACGATATACTACAATCATTGCATGGATATTCGGGGATGTTTGGCGATCCTGCGAATGATGGATTTTTTATCGCTAAAGCAGATGTAATGTGGTTATACAATAGTTACGATAATGAGTTAGGACTGCATCAAGTATTTATGGATTGCACTTTATATGTTCCTGCATAAGATAATATTTATTAACTTTTTTCTTAATGAGGTTTAAAAATGGCACTAATTAATAAAGTCTTACCGGGTTATGTAGCAACACTATGGACACAATCAGGTGCAACTCCTACTCCTTTAACCCCTACTCAGTTAAGCACTTGGGCTCAAGTAAATGACATTATTGGAACATCGTCAGGTGGCGAAGGAACAAGTGGTATTCAAGTTCCTGTAGAAGCAGTTCCTTCTTTTGGTGCAGATGATGCGTTTGCCGCATACTCTATCGCAGGTCAAAGAACTGGTGCTAAGATCACAACCCAGAACCAAGTTACTAGCCTTACTGTAACTGCACCTTGGAATCCTGCTGATCCTGCACAGTTGCTAATTCGTGATGATGGATACAATGGCACAACCATTCGTACCTATGTCATTGCAGTATATGATGGTAGCGAAACAGTTGCTTATTCGTTCAATGCTCGTATTGGTGGTATGCAATGGGATATGTCTCCTGATGCAGAAGGTAAATTTATCTTCACAATCCATCCAGTAGGTAGCAATGAGTATGGTTGGTCTAACTCTTAATACAAAAAATGACAATACAAAACAACTCACAAGACTTACTAACATATTTATTGAACCAAGCCAATTCAGGCAACAAGAATTGGTTTGGCTTTCAACAACAACGCATTGCAGGCATTAATGTGGCATACGAAATTGCCAAGAATCATGCTGACAAAATGACTCCCGAACAGGTCGCAGAATACGCACTTAAACTAAATAACGCTATCTATTCCAAACTCGTTAAGGGGGAATAATGGCAGATTCAGTTACCTTCAAAGTTGAAGGGATGAAAGAATTTGAAGATTTGCTAAAAGAAATCCAAGACGATTTTGGCGAAAAAGATTCTAAAAAAATCCTAAATAAAGCAGTTCGTAAGTCTATGGCTTATGTTTTGAATACTGCTAAGAATATGACCCCTGTTGATACAGGTGCGTTAAGAGCATCTTTAAGGCTTGAGGTTAGAAAGCCAAGTCGTAAGGATAAGCGTTCTAAGTATGTTGAAAATACCGATATTGTCATTGGCAATGTTACTACTGCACCCGGTAATGTTTTGGCTAAGAAAAAGTTTATGAATGTAAAGTCAGGCAAGATTCAGCAAGGCATTGAGTCTGATGCTAGAGCCATAGCCAATGAATTTGGAACTGCTAAGATGCCTGCAAAACCCTTTATGCGACCTGCTATGGAATCACAAGGTGGCAATGTAGTAAGTAGTTTAAGTAGTTCTTTAAAATCAGTTTTAGAAAAATACAGAGCAAAACAAGCAAAAAAAGGATAAAAGATGAACCAGTTATCACAAGCATTTGGCAAAAAGTTTGATAAAGAAGCAGTCAGAACAAAGTCGTTTGAATATGGTGGACACAGTTTTAAGGTTAAAGTTCCCTTAACTTCTGAATACGAAGCCTTGTTTGAAGCAGTAAAAATTGTCGATGATAAAAAAGTTAAGCAATATTATCAAGAACTAACCAAACAGTTTATTGAAAACAAAGACAAGTTAGACCCAGAATTGGGAGTTGTCTTTAAAGAAAATGATGTAGAAATTCAAGGCAGATCAATGATGGATACTGCCAAAAACAAAGCCATTACTGAGAATCGTATTGTTGCCATGATTCGACTATTAGTGCCTGAAGAAAAGGGCTTTGATATGTCCACAGTAACATATGAAATGGTAGAAGAACTTTTTCCATTTAGTGTTCAGTTAGAACTGGTTGAAGTGATTGGCGAAGTAATATCTCCTAGTTACAAAGACACTAAGGGAAAGTAATTCGGTCTGTTCGTAGGCAAGTTAAGGCTTATTTAACTGCTCATGGTACAGACCCTAGCCAAGTCGATGAAGAAACCTTTACTGACATCTGCATTATGTATAGCGATGGCATCATAGGTAACTTTGGAATCTTGCAAGTATTGGGTAGCCATACTGCAGGCTTCTTCAACTCTATGTTGCCAAAAGGCAAGCAACCATTTAAACTAAAGGATATTATTCCTACTCAGTATGAATATTTGTATCCACCCTTATCAGAACAAGACAAGAAGGATTTAGCAAACAAATCATTATTAAGTTTTGTTAAGAGTAAACCAAACGCACCCCAAACATTATTTGGAGATAAGTAGATGGCACAAAACATAGCACGACTAGGGGTGGTCTTAGGCATCGATACTGCTGAATTTACAAAAGGTATTGAATCTGCCAAAAGAAAACTAGGCGATATTGGTCAGTTTGCTATGAAAGCAGGTGCAGTTGCGACTGCGGCATTAGGTGCTATGACTTATAAAGCCATGCAGTTTGCTGACGAAATGTCAGACCTATCTGATGCTACAAGCGTATCAGTAGCCAGAATTACACAGATGAGCCAAGCCCTGACAATGTCAGGTGGTCGTGCTGATGATGCAGGAAAAATATTAGTTAAGTTTACGCAAAATATTGACGAAGCCGCTAATGGTAGTCAAAAGATGCAAGATGCTTTTGCCAAAGCAGGAGTGTCGTTAAATGATTTAGCCAAACTTTCTGTAGAAGAATTATTAAGAAAAACAACAGAAGGTCTTGCCAAAGTAGGTGATAAGGCTACACAAACAGGTATAAAAATGGATCTGTTTGGCAAGGGTATGCGTTCTGTAGATATGAATGGGTTTAATACTCAAATGTCTCAAAGCGTAGAAGAATTCCAAAAGTATGAAAACGCTATAAGAATAGCGGCAGAACTTAATGACAAGTTGGCACAAAAATCGCAAATGATAAGCCTTAGTTTTACTCAGCAAGTATTGCCTGCAGTAAATGCTTTGTTTGATGCTATTAATGTAAAAGGTGGATTAGCAGAAAAAACATTTGAAGGCATTAGTAATGTGATTTATGGCATGGCAGGATTTTTGCGTTATGCAAATAATGCTATTGAAGCAATGGGAGTTGCTTGGGATTTTGTAAAAGGGAAAATGT